ACCAATGACTGTTCCTGAGATTAATAATCTTTTAGGGGCTAATTTTGTAAATACATTTCAAACTGAGATGGATTTAATTATTGCTCCTTTAAGAAAATATATCGCAAAAGGATATCCGTTAGCACTAGGTAAAGAGCAGTGGGAGTATGTGGTTTCTGAATCTATTCCTAATGCAGAATGGTGTGGTGCAGGAAAAAGCATTATTGATGTTAAGATTGGTAGCATAGGTATAGATGTCAAGGGCGTTAGTAAAGAAGAAACATCAACGTCAACTACTGAAGCCAGTATGTTCCAATCATTTAAAGAAGAAACAAAATTATATTTCAATAAAAAAGATACTGAAAGTATTTGGAATTTATTTGTCGATGGGTGGCTTTCTAAAGTTAAATCTGTAGATGAATATTATCTTATTGGTATTGTTAGAGAAAAAGAAACGCTTAACTGCTCACTGTGTGCATTTAAGGTTGCTGACACTAATCTATTATACGAGGACGATCTTTGTAAGTTCACAAAAAAGTCTATGAAAGTATCAGGATTAGCAGATTCTGCATTTATTGAAACAAGAGTTTACAGTAGCAAAACTAGATTAGAAATTAAATTTAAAAGCAAGGTTTGGCAAGACCCTAACTATGCTTTACCAATTTACAAATTTTAAGGAGACCCAAATGTCACAACTAAGCAAACTAGCAAAAGTAAATGAAAATATTAGCATCAATCGTTACGACAACGGTTGGATGGTTGAAATCGGTGGACGAGATAAAAAAGAAGAATGGAAAACAACCAAGACACTTTGCAACTCAGAAGAAGAAGTTATTGCTCTTATCAAAGAGTGGAACACATTACCTTTAGACGTTTAAGGAGAATATTATGTTTGGAACAAACTTTACAGGCGGTGATGTACTAAGTTACCGTAGTGCTAGCGAAATTAACTCAGCGATGGGGCGTGTCTATGGACACATGAGCCTTGCTGTTATTGTATCAATGATTGTCAGTTACTTTGTGGGTACTAGTCCAGAGTTACTACAATTCTTTTTTACAGGTGTAATGAAGTGGATTGTAATCTTTGCACCGCTTGCGGCAATCTTTGGTGTTGCTATGGTGCTAGGTAATAATCCTAGCAAAGGCGTAGCACAGTTATGCCTACATGGATTTGCGGCACTAATGGGATTGAGCTTTGCTACAATCTTTGCCGTGTTCAATATGGGATCAATTGTTAGTGCCTTTATGGGTGCGGCAATCTTGTTTGGTGTAATGAGTGGTTACGGCTACTTTACCAAACGTAGTTTAGAAAGCATGGGGCAATTTATGTTTATAGGTTTGATTGCCATTGTTATTGCCAGCATTGTCAATATCTTTATTGGATCAAGTGTAATGGCCATGGTCATTAGTGCCTTGGCAATTATTATCTTCCTAGGACTGACTGCCTATGATACACAACGTATTCGTGAAGAACTAAGTGTAGACACTACTCCGGCCGCCGAAGTCAGCGGTGCTTTAAGCCTATACATGAACTTTATTAACTTGTTTTTAAACTTGTTACAACTATTTGGAGAAAGAAAATAATGAACTCAATAGATATGGCCAATGACCTAATATTTAGGGCAAAAAACTTACAAGAGTTTGTAGTTGAAACTGATGTACCGGAAGATTTTAGATTTAATGGTGTAATACCATTTGACATGCAGATTAAAGATAGTATAATAAGTGCTAAGGTAATGGCACTCGACTTTGACGAAGCTGTTACACAACTCGATAACTTTTTAGAAAGCTGTAAATGAATCCGCAACACTTATATACTATCCGCTGGACACAACCATATGCCACTTACCAAATGCGCCCATATCTTCGCCAACTTCGTAACGACTACGAAGTTCAAATTGAAGATAAACTGGCTCGTGGTCAGTTTGATGATGCGAAAGCAGTCTTAGAAAGAATTATGAAATTATGAACTGGTTAAAACTTAAATTTCGAGATTGGATAAACAGCGCACAAGACATATACGAGACGTCTGGTCGACAAAATCGATTAGTTAGTAGTGCTGAAGAAAAGTCTATCGGTGATGATCCTGTATTAAATTTCAAAGTTTATTCAGCGGTAGGTGGTAAGGTTGTAGAGTTTAGACGTTATGATCGCAAGAGTGATCGTAACGATAGTACTACATACATTATTACAAATGATCAAGACTTTGGTGAACGTATTGCAAAAATTGCTACAATGGAAAATTTAAAAGCATGAACGCACAGGTACCTGCAGAAGGCATTTTAAAACATAACGAGTGGGGCGACTCAAAAGTTTATCGAGTTTTATGCGAATGTGGAGATAGCAGTCACGAACACAACGTATGGATAGAAGCTGATGATCACGACATTTCAGTTACCATTTATACCACAACTAAGACTAACTTTTGGTCTAAAACACGTTGGTATCATATTTGGACTTTACTATCTAAAGGCTACATCGATACAGAATCAACTGTTTGTTTAAAAAGACAAAGTGCTTTGAACTATGCAGAAACATTAAAAAGTGCTATAATAGATGTAGAAGAATTTAGGAAGAACAATGTCAAAAATTAAAATTGCAGAATTATTTTATAGTGTGCAGGGCGAAGGACGCTACATGGGCGTCCCGTCTGTATTTCTACGCACATTTGGTTGTAACTTTAAGTGTGCCGGCTTTGGCATGCCACGTGGCGAACTAAGTCACGAAGCAACGGATATTGCGGCTACGCATACTATGATCAAGTCTTTTCAAAATTATAAAGACTTGCCACTAGTTAGCACAGGTTGTGATAGCTATGCTAGTTGGATGCCCGAGTTTAAAGATCTAAGCCCATTGCTCTCAAGCGATGCTATTGCCGATGGTATTATGGATATGCTACCCTACGAAGAATGGCGAGATGAACATCTTGTTATTACAGGTGGCGAACCTTTGTTAGGTTGGCAACGTGCTTATCCAGACTTGTTAGATAATCCTAAGATGGCAAGTCTTAAGGAAATTACCTTTGAGACCAACGGTACTCAATCTTTAACAGACGAATTTAGATCTTATTTGCACAACTGGAAGAAAGCTAGTCCAGATCGAGAAATTACATTTAGTGTAAGTGCTAAACTGCCATGTAGCGGTGAAGCATGGGATGAAGCTATTCTGCCACAAGTAGTTTGTGAATATGAATGGTTTGGTACAGCATATTTGAAATTTGTTATTGCCACAGAACAAGACTTTGCCGATGCAGAGTGTGCTATTGCCGCTTATCGCACAGCAGGGTTTAAAGGACACGTTTACCTAATGCCTGTGGGTGGTGTAGAAAGTGTCTATGCGATGAATAATAAGAATGTAGCTATATTGGCTATGAAACACGGCTTACGTTATAGTGACCGTTTGCAAGTGCCGTTATTTAAAAATGAGTGGGGAACCTAATGAATAAATGGATTGAAAAGTTGTTTGGCATTGATAAGATCAAAGCTAGAACTGAAGAGGCATTAAAGCAAGCAGAAGAATCTATCCAAGTTGCTAATAAGGCCGCAACTGCCGCAGAAGCCGCAGTTAAAGCAGAAGAAATGGCAAAGTTAGGTCCAAAAGAAAGAGCTACTGCCAAAGGCGAACCTTATGTAGCAGTGTTGGATACTAAAGTAAACCCGGACAATGTACGTAATGGCTTTTTTGAGCTTGACTGGAACGACCTTTTTGTGTTACAATTGAAACAAGCTGGTTACGGATTTGATGGTGATGCTGACGAAGAAATTGTAGATCGTTGGTTTAGAGGCCTGTGCAAAGACGTAGCTAACGAAGAAGGTATTGATATGACTGACCGAGGTGCTGGTTATATTAATGTTCGTAAGTTAACCGAAGACAAAAGCGAAGTTTCATGACATATATTTTAGTAGATACTGCTAACACATTCTTCCGTGCCCGTCACGTCATTAAAGGTGACGCTGACACTAAGTTAGGCATGGCATTTCATATTACACTTAACAGTATCCGCAAGGCTTGGCAAGACTTTGGAGGCACACATGTTGTCTTCTGTCTCGAAGGTCGCTCATGGCGCAAAGACTATTACACTCCATATAAAGCACAAAGAGCGGCGGCCCGCGCGGCTAAGACTGTAAAAGAACAAGAAGAAGAAACTTTGTTTTGGGAATCGTTTGACGCATTTAAAGATTTTATTACAGAAAAAACTAACTGTACAGTATTACAGCATCAGCAACTAGAAGCTGACGATTTAATTGCCGGTTGGATACAGAGTCATCCAAATGACGATCATGTGATTATTAGTACCGATACAGATTTTGTACAATTAATTGCTCCTAACGTAAAACAGTACAACGGAGTTATGGAAACTACAATTACACACGAAGGCATCTTTGATAAAAAAGGCAAGCGTGTAATTGACAATAAGACTAAGGCTGAGAAAGTTATTCCAGATCCACAATGGTTACTATTCGAAAAATGTATTCGAGGCGATACTAGCGATAATGTATTCAGTGCATATCCTAAAGTGCGTAAGAATAAATTAGAAGAAGCCTTTACTGATAGGGCAAACAAGGGGTTCGCGTGGAACAATCTCATGCTT